AAAGAGACAGGAAATTTCCCACAGTTAGTAGCACACGTTGAAGGTATATCATACCAGGAAGCTCATAAGTATATTGGCAGGAAGTTATTTGATTCCCCAGAAGCTTTATTTGACGTATCTACTGTCCGCCAGACAGAAATCTATACGGGAGAATCTAAAATAGAAGAGGAGTTTTCTAACTTTAAAAAATTAAACCTTGCAAACGCTCTTCTCTCAAAGTCTCTGACGGAAAGATTATCAGCAAAAGCAGTTATTTCTAGAAAATTGGAAAGGTTCCCTTTTTACGTAGGAGTTGAAGGCAAATACTCTAATCGCCTAATTATACCTTACAAGTATAACAATGATATGGTTTACTTCCAAGCGAGGAGTTTATCTTCTTATGGTATGAAGTATTTAAACCCAGGAAAGAATACACATGGAGTTAAGTCTAGCGAGATTCTTTTCCCTTTCAACGAATCCTTAGATTACGTAATTGTTACGGAAGGTCCTATGGATGCCATAACTTTACAAGTAAACGGCTTAAACGCAACATGTGTTCAGGGAAGTATGATGTCGTACATACAGGCAAGAATGCTTACTAAGAAGAAAGTAATACTTAGCTTTGATAATGATGAAGCAGGTCGAGCAGGAGAAGAAAAGGCACGTAACCTTTTACTACGTCTAAACACCCCAGAAATTTACAACGTGCAACCTCCCGAATCTTACAAAGACTGGAATGCTTTCCACATAGACCTAAATAACCCCAAAGGCATGAGAGAGTACGTTAAATCTCATATCCATCAAATGGACTTTGAGTACTTCGTATCTAAAGGTCTATCGGCAAATTAGCGCAAATTTATCGCTATAAATGGTCTCGTCCATTAGTGTATATTTCACTTGGATTTGGTATCGACCAACAGCGGAAAACGAATAAGCATACTTCATAGTATCATCAGAAGTTATATTATCCACATCGGTAAACGCTTGCATTGTAGTCCACTCTTCGTTATTCTCATCATACTTTTTAATTTGTATTTGAGCGTCTTGAATAACAGAATCGTTAAAAATACTCCGGATGTCTTTAGGGACTGAAGTATCGTTTAAAGCGATAGAAGTACTTATAGACAGAGTAAGAACACTACTAACATTAACATACTTCTGTCGTAACTTATTACTTGTCGTAACGGATAAAGGTTCAGCTAAACCCATTATAGTATCATTCCATAAATCGAAAGTGTTTATATAAACCTTGGGCGCAGCTCCTTCAAAATCTACTACGGTCCAAAAATCGTAGTATTTACCTACGCCTGACGCGTGAGATGTATCAGTCTGGTAATTTGAAACCAAAGGTCCTCCGATATCAGTAAGAGCGGAAGTGGAGATAGCAGAAGGTTGAAGTACTACAGCAAAGTGACCTTCTTTGATTCTATAAATCCCGCTCGCGGCACTAACACTACCGTCATATCCTGTAACATCAAATCCTGCGTTGGAAGGAAGGGTTTGACGAACTCTGCCTGCTCCGCTAAAATTAACCCAGCGCATATCCACGGCAGAAGTAGTGGAAGAACTGATAAGTCCGTACTCAGAGCTAGAGGAGTTATAATCCAAATAAGCTTCGGGGTCTCCGTTGGAAGCGGTCGAAAGTCTAGTGGTCGGAGCCTCTTGGTCTCTAATGGCAACTACAGAGCATACCTGATAAGGGTCGGCGTATACTCCATTCTTAATATAAAAGAACTCCAGCAAGGTTTTACCCAAAGCGGTTGGACGGTTCTTTCTAGGAACTACAGTGATGTTATTGATTTTCATGGCGGACAGTCTACTTATCTACCCCTGTGGCCGCCATTTGTTGATTGTTCCTGTGCTTTTTTTTGAGCTTCTTGCTCAGCTACGTATAGCTGTAAGTAGCGGTTCCTCTGAAGGGACGACATCTCTAAAACGGAGGTATGGGAAAATCTGCAGTGTCTTACTAGAGCAAACGATTCTTGGTCTAAAACTTGGACCGAGCATCGAAACTCTAGCTCGTAAAGAAAAAATTTGAGTTTATCCCTATTGACTGAGAGTTTTCAGCGCCACATTTGTCGCAAATCCAGTCCGTGTCTGTATTAAGCCCATAAGAAGGAGAGAAAATAACTTTCCTGAGAGCGGCCACATCACGTACCGTAGTACCTTCAAGGAACAGAGATATAATAGTTTTATCCGTAATCCCTTCTACTTCCAAAATATAATCAGGTAAAGATTCAATAACTTGCTTAATGGACTGAATGTTAGGTTCGTCTACAACTCGCAAAGCGGATACTCGAGCGGTCTTTTTAGAGTCAGGTAAAATTACAGTAGTTTCAGACTCAATATCTCCTTCTAGGTAATCAACTTTCATAGAAGATAATTGATAGCCTAAGCTAGTCTCGTGAGAGCAAGAATCACAATCCACAGCATATTCGTACTTTGAACCGTAAGATAGTTCTCTAATTTTATACAAGCAGAATAACTTATCCGGGACAGTTAAGTCTTTATAAGCAGGACCTTGTATACAATCTGCGAGAACATTGTTTAAAGCATTTAAAGCTCTATCACCTTGAGAGCCTGATTGTATTCTCTTTTCATCGGAAAACTTCAAGGCTCGGACTTTAACAGTATCAGAATCATAATCTGAGTACATTTTCCCAAGAGATGGAAGGTTGAACTCTACGTACGAGTCTACATTTTTAACGTTCTCAAGGAGGGACGCAACCGCATCTTTTATTTCTGATACTTGAGGCACAGTAGAGTTCGCAGGCGAAGGAGGAGCTGTAGGGGATGCCTCTGTTTTTCCTTCTTCAAATTCTTGAGCGAGGTCTACAATATTTTTACTTTCTTTATCTTTACCAAACATAATGTTACAAATCGTCATAAAGGACTATAATGACAATATATAATAGTAGCCTTATGAAAATTATAATAGATAATCTGGTTTCAATTTTAGAAACCGACCATGATAAGCTGAAAAGTATACTGGAGAAAAAGTACCAGTACAGGCCAGAAGGCTACCAGTACGTTACATCGTACAAAAGAGGGCACTGGGATGGCTTTAAAAAGTTTTTCCAAAAAACCACAGGAAAGTTCGGTACGGGTCTACTATCATATATTATATATGATTTGGAGGTAGGAAATATAGAGTATGAAATAGAGGATAAAAGAAAAAGTATAAACATAAAGGATTATACAGTATCTTCAATAGAATATAGAGATTACCAAAAACAGCTAATAGAAAAAGCTCTAGAAGAAAAAGGATGTATTATACAAGCCCCTACTGGTTCTGGAAAGACGGTAGTATTAGCAGGGCTTTTAAAAGCTTTAGAAGGCAGAACCGGTCTTATAGTTTTTAACAAGAAACAACTAGTCCATCAAACATATAAGTTCCTAACTAAACATGGATTTGACGTAGGAGTTGCTTTTGGAGAAGGAGTTGATGTTAAACCAATGACCTTATGTACTATACAGTCTATAGATAAAGTATTAGATACACACTTAAAACATTCAGAGTTTATCATTTTTGATGAAGTTCATGAATTTTCCAAAGGTAAACTAGCGACCAAAGTAATAAAGTCTTTCCCTAAGGCACAATTCAGAATAGGCATGACAGCAACAGTTCCCACAGATAAGATAGCTAAACTTACCTTAATTTCAGCTTTAGGTCCAGTAGTTAAAGAAGTAGAAGCTTCAGATTTAGTTGAGTTAGGGTTTTTAACTAAACCTAAGATTCATATCTTACCAGCTCCAAGTGTGGTACTTGAAGATAATGATTCTTATTTTGAAGTATACCGTAAGTCTATTACTGAAAATGATTTACGTAATCAGATGATATCAACTTTGATTAAGGATTTTAAAAAGAACCCTTCCAAGACTTTGATTTTAGTTAAAGACTTAGCTCACGCTGAGATTTTACAAAAACTTATACCAGATTCTTTAAAACTAGAAGGTAAAGATGATTTAGTAACTCGTCAAAAAACTATCGACCAGTTTGCAGCTTCTAAGCATTCCGTTTTAATAGGAACTACAATTATGCAAACCGGAGTTG